TGATCGTTGATCCCGACAGACTCGCTAATGCTTAGTATGGTATTGAGGCTCATGCTCTACTCGCAGGTACGCCACGCGATGCAGACTGATTAGCCGCCCAGACAGCTTGCTTATTCTTAGACAAGAATTGAGTAGCCGACTGCGTGTCAATCGCATTCATTTGCGCGATATATGGGCCATTGTAGACCACTTGTGGCGTAGACTGAAAGTCATTCATACGCTGATTAGGAATGACCGTTCCAGCACCTCTTGGGATAAACAATTCAGGGCCATTTTCTCCGACCAAAGTTGGGCCATCAATGTAGCCGCCGGATGCTGCCGACATTGTGGAGCCACCAAAAGCAGGGAAATTTCCCATTGCTCCAGCCGCCGAATTACTAGGCCCAAACAAACTATTAAATAGGCCACCAGCACCTTTGAACATCTGGAGGAATTGCGCCTTGACATAGATCGCCATGATGTCCGAAATGATGGACTGCGCCAATGCCTTAAAGTTAAGTTTGCCGGTCTTGACGAAATTGACAATAGCGTTTTCCATGTCTTGAAACACGGCGCGGTTCACATCCCGAAGAACATTCAACCGTTCAGAAAGTTGAATAATTCCCTCGCGCTGTTGCTGCATAGCTTCTTCGCGCTGCGCCAGTTGCTCCCTTGCGCCCACATCGCCAATCTTTTCGTTCTGACGAATCTCGGCAATCTTCTTAGCAGTCTCAAGGCGGCTAACTTCAATACGGTAATCGGCATCGGAAATGAGAAGGTTTTTCTCGTAGATTCTTAACTTTTCTTCCTCAACCTTAAGAGATTCTTGATCCGAGATTTGCCTTTGCTTTAGACGCAAGACTTCCGATCTACTGGCATCACTATTGGCAACCAATAATCTTTTTTCAAGCAATGACTTTTCATCGGCAATTAGTTGCGAACGCTGCGCCTCAGACAATCCAACGGTTCTGCTAATTCTGGCAATTTCTTGTTGCGCTTTTAATTTAGCAAGTTGCAGGTTAAGGTCTTGCTCGCTAATAAATATATTGTCTTTGTACAGATTGATTTTCTCAATCTGCGAGTTCAATTCATCACGCGAAGCAAGTTGCCGATCTTTGAGTGTTTTGAACTCACGATCTGAAATAGCTTGTTGCGCCGACTTTTCCCATTGCTCTATTTGAGTAATAGTTGCTTGATAAATCTCAAGTCGTTTAGTAGCGTTATATCCTTCTTCTTTTGCATTTTCTCTATTGCGCTCAACATTAGCTTTAGCAATGCGCCGAGTCGCTTCCGCGCTAATTTTCTCAAACTCGTTAAGACCTTCAAGTCGGCGCTGAAAGATTGTTTCTTCAATAATATCTTCTAGCTGATACCGCAGTTGGTTTGCTTTTTCAATGCCGCCATACTTACGGTCAAGTTCACTTTGACGGCGTATTTTTTCAGCTGCACTAGCTTTTTCATTGGATGCAGCTTCTATATCGCCAATTTCCCCTGCTAATTTATTACGATGTTCAAGCAACTTGTTATATCGCTCAAGTGCGATAGTGGCATCTTTTTGATTATCCACTAGCTTGGCAATTTTCATCGCCATTAAAGCCAGTGTTTTATCCATCTCCCTCAATCTTTCTGCTGAAGATTGAGAGCCAAACCAATCAATAAATGAAGTGACAGTATTTCTTAGACCATTCCAAATGCCTTCTAACCATCCGGCTTTTACGCCCTGTTCTTCCAATGCTTTTGTTAGTGCATTAGCAACAATTTTAACTGCTGCTTGTTTATCACCTACTCTTTCAAGTGCCTCAATTTGTTTATATTGTTCAAAGGTAAGAAAGTGCATCTGCTCATTTAATTTAGCAGCACTAGATGCGCTTCCATCAAAAGCAGAAATTAACTTATCAGACGAATCCTTGACCGTAGTTCCGCTAACCCGCGCATAAACGGCAATCGCCTTTGCGACACTATCAATCGTGTCTTTTGTAAATTGCCCAGACGAAAGCAATGCGCCATAAATTTCTCTGGCATTGCTAATCGTGATATTGGCAAAAGTACCAAGACTTGCCGACAGCTTTTGATACTGGTCATAGGTCACGCTGGTGTATCCACCAGTAAGTGCCATTGTGTTATTGAATTCCTTGAATGCCTTGTCAGATGCGTAGATCGCATACGCAATGCCGCCAATCGCCGCAGCAAGTCCAAGGGAGGCAACCCGAATAGGGGTCATGGCCTCTGCTATACCGGCAAATAAAGCCTTGAAGCCGCCAAACTGGTCGCGCAGTTGACCACCCTGCTGGAGCAGCACCAGCATCGGATTCTGGCCTCCAGCAAGGCTGGTAATGATGTCAGTGGTCTGATAGCCTAGCGCTGCCCTTTGTTGCATTGTCAAACCAACAGATTTCAAAACCTCTGCATTGTTGGCTTTTTGCGCTTGAGTTGCTTTATCTAACGCTGCCGCTTTAAATAATAGATTTTGTGCTTCTTCCGTTCCAGCAAGCCGACTAAACTTGCCACCTTGAGCAAGTTGTCGCTGCATCTTTTCTACATTGCTAACTTCCCTGCCGACATCTTTTGCAGCATATTCAAGTTGCCGCATTTCCTTTTCGGCGGCATTCAATTCCCGCTTAACGGCTCGTTCAAACTTCTGAACCGCTAAGACACCCTCATCCATGCCTTGCTTGAACTCGGCATTGTCTGCGGTCATCTTTACGCCAAGTCTGGCGAGGATTTGATTAGCCATTATTTGATATTCCGTCTAGCTAACTTTCGGGTATACATCGGGATAATTTCTTGCATTTGACTTTTAAAGACAGTCAACATTCTGTCAATGTTTGCCTGAAACGATGGCATCAAAAATGGTTGTGCTGGCGTTCTGGCATTGCCAAATTCTTGAGACAAAGAAACAGCAGACTTTTTTGCTGAAACCATTGCAAATGCTATCTCATCGTCAGAATAGAAATATGAATTTTTGTCTGTATCTGTAGGAATGCGCCCGTCAATTCTTAAAGTATTCCGCAAGTGAATGCCGGTTTTGTTATGCACTTCATCATACGGAGCCAAACTAATAGCCATATCCAATACAGGTTGCATCGCAATTTTTAATGACTTAACAACAACGGCACGAACCACCAAATCATCACGATGAATAGTACCTAACGCCCGTAACTGATCCATCAGTTCGGATGTGCCTTCAAGTGTGAAATGTTGAGTTGTTTCAGCCATTGCGTTTCATCAAAGCAGATGGCGCACCGGGAGCCTGTTGAGCGAATGCCATCAGGCTGTTATTGACCTGTCTAGCTTTTTCTTCCGGCGTTAGTTCTGGGACAATGTAGTCATGCGCCATTGGCAATATGTCTGCCATTTTGTATGGTGACGCATCCTTCTTCAGTTTGGAATTGAGATTGCCTGTAGTCAAGGCACTCAATGCAAGCAGTACGGACTTTTGACCGAACATTCCATCGTTAAGCATGATCTCTATGTTTCTCATATCGTCCGATGGTATGTTGTCGGGATACCCACCGTGGGCATAGATGTATGCCCTTGCTTGCCGATGAATATCCCTAGTTAGTTTTTTCTTGCGTCTTTGTATCCGGGCTGAATTGCGTTAACAATGCCCTCAATCAATTCAAACTGTAGCTGCAAAGGAAATTCTGCTTCAATATCTTCATAAGTGAGATTCTCAAAATCTCCACTTTCAGGAACAAGCAATTTCACATATTCAGTGATTTTGCGTTCCATGTGCAATACAGATAACACAGTATCCTTAACCGACTTGCCTTCGACAACCACATCATCGTCGGTAATTTCTATGCCTTCAATCTTTTCGGCGCGAAGTGCAGTGGTCATCTTTTCATAACGCGCCTTAATAACATCTTCAGGCACATCGTAAATTCGTTTGTTCAATGCTTCCAATTCAGCATTCAATGGCACTTTAACTTTAAATGTATGACCGCTTATCTCAAATGATTTCGTCCTGACTGCATCGGTCAGCTTCAGTGCCTTGCCTAATCGTGTCATGTCTAATCACCTTTTATCAATTTCGTGTAAATGCTATTGTTCAGTCGAATCACATACTCTGTGATCTGATCTGGTGTCATCGTATCAGCATGATTCTTGGCAATCTCATAGCAGAGATTGATGCCCAATACTCGCTGCTGC